ACCGAAGCCAACCTGAAAAGCGTTGTCCAAAACCTGTACAACGTGCTGAAAAACGTGACCTACACCCCCTGCAAAGTGGCCGTGCCCAGTGGTTCCGGCCTTGCCTGCGGGCAGATCGTACACGTTAAGGACGCACGCGGGCGGGAATTTGATACCTACCTGATGAGCGCCACAATCTCCTCCGGCAAAGCCAGCTTTGAGAGCGTGGGCAGCGCCAGCCGGGAAAGTTCCAGCGCGGTGAACAGCCAGAGCTACAAAAACCTGACCGGTAAAATGCTGGAGATCAAGACCAGCGTGGACGGCCTGACCGTGACCGCGAGTGAGCTTTCCGGCAATTACAGCGAGCTGAAACAGACGGTGGACGGGCTTTCGGCGGAGGTGAAAAAAGACACCAAAATCACCGGCGGCGGGAACCTGATCCTGGGCAGCGAGAGCTTCAAAAATGCCACCTATGTTGGCATTGACAGCAGCGTTGTGTATGGCGACGATGGCAGTGCAACAATCACCAATGCGAACACATGCCGCGGGTTCAAGTTCAACACCGTTGGCGCTCATATCACCGAGGGCGTCACTCTATGCCTGTCCGTCATGTACAAACTCATTTCCGGCACTGATGCGCTGCGGATGGGCATTGCGTTCACGGGCGATAACGGACAAAATTACATTGCCTCCATAAAAACCGCTGACCAGCTCGAAATTGAGCAGACGGACGGCTGGGTGCTGCGGTATGGTACATGGACGCCCCGCCATAACTATACGGGCATTCTAGAAACTGTCGAGTTTGACAGCAATGACAACTGCACCAATAAGCTTGAGCTGCTGCACCCCATGCTGCAATACGGCAACTCGCCGACCGCGTGGAACGCCAGCAGCGGCGACTACCTGACGCAGGAAAGCGCCAAAAGCCTGTTTTCGCAGACCGCTGACGAGATCAAAACCGAGGTCACCAAGTCAGTGACCGAAACGGTAACGGCCAACGTGAAGGATACCGCCACCAGCGCTGCCAATGATGCCGTTGACAGCAAGCTGCAGGATTATGCCACCACAGCAACGGTGGAGAGCCTGAAAGAAGATGTCTCCAACATCAGCCAAAAGGCCGACAGCATCAGCACCAAAGTCAGCAGTCTGGAAGAAACCACCACGACCATTTCGGATGACCTTGACAGCACGAAACAGGAGTTCAAGACGGTCAAAGAATCGGTATCCGCGATTGATCAGAAAGCCGACAGCATCACCCAGACCGTGACCCAGCGGATCACCGGCGGCAACAACATTATTGTCGGCACCGATGACTGGAATAATGCAACCCTGGATGCAGGCGGCAATGACCTGCGCAAAAAAGGAACATACACGATCAGCGGCGAATCCGTCCATGTGACGAACAAGGCCCGGAACACCCGCTTCCACTTTGGGGCGGACAAAACGCTGGTGATTGCAAAGGGCATGACCTACTGCGCATCGGTGCTGTACAAGCTCAACTCCGGCACGGACAGCCTGTTTTTGCAGTTCGAGACCAAGAGCAGCAGCGGCACAAAAAGCTATTACGGCTCCGCGTTCAAGCAGGCCCAGCAGGACATTGAGCTGGATAATGGCTGGAAGCTGCGCTGGGCAGCCTTTACGGCGACCGCGGACGGCTATGCGGACGGCCTGTTTGTAAGCACAGCCAACGACAACGCCACCGTTACCAACGATCTGACCATCATGCACCCCATGGTGCAGATGGGCAACGCCCCCACTGCCTGGACGGCCAGCACCGGTGATTATCTAACCACCGCCGAAACCAAGACCGAGATCAAACAGACGGTGAGCGAAATTAAGCTGACGGCCAGCACAAGCGGAACCAGCAGCACCATCAAGCTGACGGCAGGCGGAACAGAGATCACCAGCGCACAGATCAACCTATCCGGCGTGGTGACATTTTCGGATTTGAGCACATGGAACCAGGACAAGACAATCATCAACGGCGGCAATATCACGACCGGGCAGCTGCATAACCTCAACTACACCACCGTGTACGACCTGGATAACGCCTGGATTCGCATGGGCACCGAGGCCGGTGAGCGCGTGTTTCTGGACAATCGGCACATTGCCTGGTATGCAACCATCAACACCGGCAGCATCGGCCTGACCGGCGTGCTGTACTCAGAGGCTGGCAGCTCCTACATTGGGGCGTGCAGCAAGTACGCCAAGTACGGCTGGGTTGACGGCCTCAACCCGACATCTTACGTTGGGATGCAGATCACCTACAACCGCAGCGATGACAGCGACGCCGATTTTAACACGACCCGGGTGGGTGTCTCCGGCAAGCTGAATGTACACAATCTGGACGTTTGGGGCAGCAAATCCCGCGTGGTGCCTACCAGCTTCGGCGCGCTGAAAATGGCCGCATTTGAGACGCCGCTGCCAACCTTTGCGGACTGGGGCAAGGGCCAGTGCGGCCCCAAAGGCTGGTGCCTGATTGCCCTTGACCCGCGCTATGCGGAGACCATCGCCCAGCACGGGCAGCCCGCCTGGCTGCTGACGGATTGCGATGGGACCGGCCACCTGTGGGCCGAAAACTGCGGCCAGTATGCCATTATACACGGCGCACCAGGGCAGTGCTTTGCCTGGCTCTGCATGGCCGCCCAGCGCGGCTATGAGGGCAGCTATGCCGACCGCAGTGACAGCAGCTACCCTGCCGGTGATCCGGCAGGCATTGAGCTGGCCGCCAGCACCGCCGCCCGCGCCCAGGATGAAAGCACCATCGCCGCAGATGACCTGTTAGCTATGGACACCGGCGCAGATGAAACCGCAGACATTCTATTAGATGAATCGGAGGGATTAACATGAAGAAATTATCTGGCGTGGCGGTCGTTACGACCGCCGAAGGCGAACGCGTGAGCTACACATACATGGAACTGGACGACAACGGCAACATCACCAGCCAGAACAACCGGGGATCTTTTGTGGCCCTTGACGCAGAGGTTCTGGCGGCCATTGCCACGCTGAAAAATGCCGTGAACGCGCGGCTGTAAAGGAGGATCCCCCCCCATGACTGACAACAAACGCATTAAAGAATGCAAACGCAAAGTTATTGCCGCAATTAACGAAGCAACGCTGCCGTTTGCCGTCACAGAGTTGATTTTGGAGAACGTTTTGAACGCCGTGCGTGAGAACATGGCGGCAGAGGAAATGGCAGCGGCGAACCAGCCGAACCAGGAGAAAAACGAATGAAACAGGGAACGCAATTTGTGCTGCCCGTGGAAATCGGCATGAGCCTGGACGAGATAAGCCGGATAGAATTTGTATTTAAGCAAAAAAATTATAATGGCTTCCCGGCCATTAAATCCAACGTCTGGCCGGATGACTGCACCCGGCAAGCGGGGCAGAACATCATCCTTATCCCCTGGACGCGGGAAGAAACGTACAAATTCCTGGGCGGCGAGACGCTGTACATGGACACCCGCATCACGTTGCGGGACAGCACTGACCAGCCGCAGACAGAGATTCTGGCGCTCAAAATGAGCCCGACCTTATTCCAGGAGGTTGATGGTGCATGATCCAGGTGCGAGTGGCCCAACAGCACGCCGTATCGGTGCGCATTACAGGCACCGCAGTGGTTAGCGCGCCGGAGTATGCAGGGCCATATGACATCACGCCGTTGCTCTCGGCGCAGACCCTGCCCACCGCAAAGCGGTTATTGCAGCAGAACATAACAATCAAAAAGATACCTCAGTACGAGGTAACCAACGATTCCAACGGTTACACACTGATTATAGGAGAGGAGTACTACAATGCCCAATAAATACGTAAACAAGGTTGTTATCGGCAAGGAAACGAAGCTTGACCTGACTGCCGATACCATTACCCCGGACAAGCTCGCAAAAGGTATCACAGCGCACGACAAGTCCGGCGCCCCTATTACCGGTACCAGCACGAAAGACGCGGATACCAGCGATGCTACCGCAGCTGTGGCGGAGGTTTTGAACGGGAAAACATTCTACGCGCGTGGCGCTAAAATGACCGGCACAATGCCCAACAACGGCGAAGTCAACGGTGAAATCAGCACCGTTTCTGGTAAGTACACCATTCCCATGGGCTTTCATGATGGCGCGGGCGGAGTGACTATCGCAGCGACCGAACAGGCCAAGCTGGTGCCCACAAATATCCGCGAGGGCGTTACGGTCCTGGGCGTTAAAGGCTCTATGAGCGGCAGCGAAGGTATGAAGCCGCAGGCCAAGAGCGTTACGCCGACCTTTGAGCAGCAGGTTGTGCTGCCCGACAAAGCGTATAACTGCCTGTCCCAAGTTACTGTGCAGGCGATCCCGGCCACATACGTTGATAATGCGGCTGGCGGCCAGACGTTGACGATCGGAGGCTGAGCATGGCCGTAAACAAGGTTGTTATCAATGATGAAGTCGTCCTCGACCTGACCGGCGATACGGTGCAGGCTGCCGACCTGCCGAAAGGGGTAATTGCCCACAGTGCCACAGGGGCCAAAGTCACCGGAACCACAAACTATGCCGGTTCCAGCAACGCAGGCGGCTCCGCAACGAGCGCCGAAAAACTAAATAACAGCCTGACCATCAAACTGAACGGAACCAGTCAGGGCGCATGGGACGGCAGCAGCGCAAAAACCATTAACATAACGGCAGCCAGCGTTGGCGCGACAAATGTTACGCTCAGAAGGTGGTGACAGTT